CTCCCGTGGACCAACGAGGTTAAAAAAACCTACAAGGCAATGGGAGGAAAATTTTGATAACAACGAGGACAGCCATGAATGAAGTGAGGAACGAACGAAATGAATTGGCTGATCCGTCTGGTTCAGCTCCGGTGATCGATGTATGCTGCGGGTCTCGAATGTTTTGGTTCGACCGGTCCGATGACCGGGCAATCTTCTTGGATAAGCGGTGCGAGACCCACGAACTGAAGGACAAGTCGAGCAAGGGCGGGAAGCGCACGCTTATCGTGAATCCGGACATCGTGGCCGACTTCACGGCGCTTCCATTCGAGGATGAGAGCTTCGCTCTCGTCTGCTTCGATCCCCCGCACTTCGTCCGTAACGGTGCAAAAGGGTGGGTCGGGCTCAAGTACGGGACGCTAAAAGGCGACTGGAAGGAGGAGCTTCGCAAGGGATTCGCGGAATGCTTCCGAGTGCTGAAACCCGAAGGGACGCTCGTCTTCAAGTGGAACGAATCGGACATCCCGGTCTCGCAGATCCTGGCGCTCACACCGGAGCGGCCGCTGTTCGGCCAACGCTGCGGGAAAACCGCGAAGACGCACTGGATGGTCTTCATGAAGCTGACGTGGAGAGCAGGAATCCCGAAACAACCAAAGGAGAACTATCAAAACCAAAAAGAAAACAAGCACGACGAAGTAACGAACGGCGGAGCGGCAAGGGATTGCCCTGACCCGGCTGGTTATAGGCAGCAACTGGTTGATCGACTAGACACTGTAAAGCGCTACCAAAAAGAGCTTCGTTCTGATGAGTCGCTTCGGATGGGAGATAGACATGACGCATACGTGCGCGGAAGATCTGAAGCTTACGAGACAGCTATCAGGGATTTCGATTTTTTCTATGAGTATTGAGACGACTCAGGGATATCTGATCGATGGGCGGCGGGATGAAAAGTGGATCCTTGGCACGGTTTGGCACGATCTGGGAAGAACTGGGGAGAAAAACAGACTTTTACGGACGGCGCAGGCCTGCCCGTATAGGTGGTGTGAGCACCGCCACCGCAGCATTGAAGCAGAGCCAGCAGTTGGCGCTGGATGGGTTCGCGAATCTGGGAGTGAAAACGGAATCCCTACCATCGGGCATTGCGGACGTGAGTGCGAAGGAACTGAAGTTCGTCAACAATCTGCTGAAGCACGGGCAGATGGCGCGGGCGGCGCTGGAGGCGGGGTACCAGGGCGAGAAGGACGGGGCGGGCGTCTGGGCCTCGAAAACGCTAAGGAAGGCTAAGGTATTTCGGATTTACCAGGCGGCGCTGTCACAAGTCAGCCAGGATGCGGACAAGCTGGTGGGCCGGGTCTACGAGCGCAGCGTGATGTGGCACGAGCGGGCGAAGTCGGCGCATGAAGCCATCGAGCAGGCGCAGGCGAAAGTGGAATTTTTGGAGCGGGAGCGGCAGGAGCGCATGGCCGAGGGCGTGCAGGACAGTAAACTGCACCGGGAGGCGATCAAGACGGCGGAGCGCGATCTGGCGGCGGCCCAAACCGATGAGCGACGGTATGCCGCGCTTGCCACGAAGGAGGATACTTTACTCGGCAGTTTGCTGGGCAAGCTGAACTTGAACGTGAACCTGAGCGGCGAAGTGGTGCACTACACCGCCGGAAACGAAGTCACGGAGGCCTTTGCGGTCAAACGGCGGGAATGGGAGGCGCAGCATGGTCGAAATTGATCCGATAGCCGCATCGCCCGTGGGCTTTGCCGATCTGGTGTTGGGAATCCCGACCTACAACTGGCAAGCGGCCGTGCTGTTCGACCTGGAGGGACCGGGACAGGTTTCGCTGAGATGCCCGAATGAGGCGGGGAAAACGACGCACGTCGCGGTGGTGGCGATCCTGTGGCACATGATGGTGTATCCGGGCAGCGTAACGGTGGCCACGTCGGGATCGTTTCGCCAGGTGAAATACCAGCTGATGCCGGCGCTTCGCCGGCAGAGCAACAACCCGGCGTTCCGGGGATGGGAGTTTCGCGAGACGAGCATCCAGGCTCCGAACGGTAGCATGTTCGTGGCGTTTTCGACGGACGATCCGGGCCGATTCGAGGGCTTCCACGATCTGCCTCAGATCAAGATCGGAGAGGACGAGCAGGGTAAGGCGATTATGGAAACGCCGCCTCTGTTTGTGCTGGTGGACGAAGCGAAGAGCGTGAAGCAGGCGATCTACAGCGCAATCGACCGTTGCCGTCCGACGCGTACGCTGCTGATGAGCAGCCCCGGCGGATCCACGGGGGATTTTTACTGGAGCTTCAACAAGAACCGGGCGCTCTACCGTACCCATGCGGTGGGGCTGGAAGACTGTCCGCACCTGGACCGGGAGAAGATCGGCAATATCATCAAAAAGTGGGGCGAGGATCATCCGTTCGTGCGTAGCTCCGTGTATGGCGAGTTTGCGCCGGATCCGGACGCGGGGAACGTCATCGACAGCGCGTCGCTCGAACTGTGCCTGGCGCATCCGCCGCAATTCCAGCCGGGCGACCGGCACGCGTTTGTCGACTTCGCCGCAGGTGGGGACGAAAATGTGTTGGCATTCCGTGATGGTAATCAGGTGCATCTCGTCAAATGCTGGCGCGAGCGCAATACGATGGCGGCGTGCGGTGAGCTGATCCGGCAATTCCGCAAGCTGGGCCTTGATGCGGACGAGATCAGCGGGGACAACAGCGGGCTGGGTAAGCCGATTATCGACCGGCTGCATGAGCTGGGATGGCCGATCCGCCGGATCGAGAACGGAGCGAAAGCCAGCGACCCGCGCGCCTACAAGGATTTGATCAGTGAGCTGTGGGGCCGCGGTGCGAAGGTAATCGCCGATCGAGAAATCATCCTGCCGAACGATGACGACCTGATCGGGCAGTTGACCACGCGGCTGTGGGATGACCGGACCAGCGACGGGGCGCTCAAGGTGCAGAGCAAAAAAAAGATGAAGGCCGACGGCCTGCCGAGCCCGGACCGAGCGGACGCGGTGCTGGGCAGCCTCATGGCTCCCACGCCCGAGCGCGTGAACCTCACCGAGAACAGCAAATCCATCCGCCCGGTGACCGAGTGGAAGGAAGAGCAAGACGAACAGGAACTTTGCGCCGGCTTCTACGCCGGCTGATCGACCGATGGCCTGCCCGATACATGACGAAATCCTCGACGCGCTGACGGACCGCGACAGCTGGGAGAAGAAGCAGGAAATCTTCTACACCATGCGGCACGACGGCCTGCGCCGGAAGAACAAGCCGTATTCGGGAGCGGCCGACCTGCACTTTCCGTTGATCGACACGAGCATCGAGAAGCTGAAGCCGTTCTACTACAATCAGGTCTTCCAGGGGCACAATCTGGCCAGCTTTGTAAGCAAGGCGAAGGACGCGGGCGGACCTAGCGCGATGGAGGCGGGCGAGTGGTTCGACTACACGCTGACCGAGGAAACGGACTTCATCGAGGAATTGCCGAGCATGATCGACTACATGCTCCAGCGGTTCCGCGGCATCCTGAAGGCGCGCTACTGCCCGATTGAAAGGAAGCTGAAAATCGAGGCGGTCGATCCGCTCTATTTCGTTGTGCCGTCGAGCGCGAACGGCATCGACGACGCGGACTGGTTCGTGCACGTGAAGCACCTGACCGTCGCGCAATACAAGCGCGAGCGCCGTTACAACCAGGACCCGACACTGGTGAAGAAGATCCAGGGCGGGACCGACATGGCGGGCGACACGCTGGACGACGAGAAAAAGCGCCGGGAGGGCCTAACCTACACCCGAGACAAGAACCAGATCATCCTTTGGGAAGCTTACTACAAAACGGCCACCGGCTACACGGTATACGAATACGCGCCGGAGCATCCGCGCGAGCAGATCCGGGCGGCCTATGCGCTGACCACGAAGTGGCAGGACAAGGTGCTGGCCCCGTTCGTCGACTTCCCTTTCGAAGTGAAGGACAAGGGCTGGTATAGCCCGCGCGGTGTGGCGGAACGGCTCGCTCCGTTCGAGGCGGCGCTGTGCAAGACCTGGAACGCGAAGAACGACCACCTGGACTACTCCAGCAAGCCGCTCTTCACCGGTCTGCGCGACGGGACGAATCTCGGCAAGAGCCGTATCCAGCCGGGCGAAGTGTTGCCGGACGGGCTGCAGAAGGTCGACATGGGTAATCCGCCGGCTTCTCTGGACCAGGAAATGATCAATACGCGCCTGACCGCGGAGCAATTGATCACCATGCCGGACGTGGGTATCGGCAGCCCGCTGAACACGGACGACAGCAAGACCGCGACCGAGGTCAACACGCTCCGGGCGCTGATGGGGCAGGGAATCGAGATGCGTGGCGGGATCTTCCGCAATCGCATGGCGCATTTCTACACGCTTTGCTGGGCGCTGCTGGTGGCCTACACGAAGAAGGACGGGCCGCTGGCCTACATGGTCGGCGACGAACCGAAGGAGCTGAAACCGGACGCGCTCCACCAGGCCTATTTGATCCGCCCCAGCGGATCGCCCGACATGTGGAACCGCGAGCGGCGGATCCAGCAGGCCCGGCAGCGGCGCACCGCCTACGCCAACCATCCGAACGTGAACCAAGAGGAGTTGGTGAAGATGGAGCTGGAAGCCGAAGACGCCAGCCTGGTGAAGCGCCTGTTTATCCCGAGCGGCTTGACCGAAGCGCGCGAGGCCGAAGACGAGGCCATGGAAATCACCAGCCTACTCATGCACGGCTACCCGGCACAGGCCATGCCGAACGAGAACCACCTGCTGCGGCTGAAGATCATTATCGGTAAGCTCCAGCAGCTGGGCGCGACGGGCCAGCCGGTCGACCCGATCGCCCAACAGCGGATCTTCGAGCACATACAGATGCATTTGCAATTCCTCCGCGAGCAGGACGCCAGCGCGGCGAAGGAAGTCGAGCGTGTGCTGGAGCAGATGATGCAACCCCAGCAATCGCAGCAACCCCAGTCTCAACAACCGCAATCCCAATCCCAGGAGACCGCCGCCGGATGAAACGCTTATTCCACCGCATCCGCCTGATGCTGCTATTCTCGCGCCAGTGGCCACTGTGCAGCCGCCTGGAGCCGGAATGGACCGAAGCAGACGCGGAGGTCCTGCGGCGCTACTTCCACACGCCGAGCGGACGTAAGCTGATGGAGATCATGCGCCACCGGGAGCAGGGCAGCAACAGCGGCGCGGTGCTGGCACCGGGCAAGCGACGCACTTTTACCTGCGGCTTCGCGGCCGGCCAGCGCGGCGCGTTCGCCTGGTTCTACCAACTCTCGCATGTCGGGATCGAATCCGACGACAACGGGAAGCCTTCGGACGGGGCCGAAGACTTCGCGCAACGCCATACCCCGTAACCCAGTATGATCAACGCAACCATAGAGCCGGAAACGGCACCGCAAGAATCCGACACCGTGGATGACATCGACGCGCTAATCGCCGCCGACGAAGCCGCCGAGTCCGAACAAGGCCTGGAAAGCCATGGAGCGGGAGATCAGGCCCCCGCCGGAAAAACCGAAGACGGCTCGACAACCGACAGCCAATCACAATCCGAATCCGGCACTCGTGCTTCCGAAAGCGAAGCCGGTGCGAAAACCGAAACCAAGGGCGGCGAGGAACCGGAAACGAAATCCGGATCCGAGACCGACGACGGCAAAGGCGGCGACAATAAGCCGCCCGAGAACGAAACCCCCTATCAGCGGGCGAAGCGCGAGGGAAAAGAACGCGAAGCGCGGGCATGGCAAAAGATCGAGCAGGAAAAGGCTCAGATCGCCGAGCGCCAGCGCATCCTTGACCAGCGCGAGGCCTCCATGGGCCGCCAGAAGCCTGAGCAGGGACAGCAGCAGGCGCAGGACAAGCAGTACTCCAAAGCCGACTACGAGACGGCGGCGAAGAACTGGAAAGCCGAGGCCGAACAGCTGGAAAAGGAGGGCAAGTTCGAGGAAGCCGACCAAAAGCGGGCACTCGCCACCAGCGCGGAAGAACTGGCCAAGGAAGCGCCGGAAAAGCCCGCCGATGAAACACCAGGGCAGGCGCAAGCCTCCCCCACCCAGCAACTGACCTCCGAGCAGCAGGCACGCTTCAACCAGGAGCAGCGCCAGGCTTGGGAACAGGCTAAGAAGGACATCCCCGAGTTGACAAAGAGGGACAGCCCGGTCGCCAAAAAGGTGGGTGAACTTCTGCGCGGCGAGATGGCCGGCGCCATGTATCTGCCGAAGGGCCCGGCCGCTGTCGCGCGCCTGGTGAAAGCCGAACACACGGCGGCACGAGTGCCGGATTTGGAGAAGAAGATAGGCGAACTCGAAAAGCGCAACGCCGAACTCGAGGCCGCGACGACACCCGGAGCCGGAGGCAACGGGCCTGCTCATCAACCCACACGGGACTTCGACGAACTTTCCCTGGAGGAACAGGAAGCGGAGCTACGGAAGGAGCTGAACGTCTAGCGGCCCCGGTGGCGGTTATGCGCATTTCTTCACACACCAATCCATAAGGAAACATTACCATGGCAATGACCACCACTTCCAATCCGTCTTCCCAGGCGGATAAAATCCAGAAGCACTTCTCGAAGAAGCTTCTGCAGCACGCGATTTTCAAACTGCAGTTATCGCAGTTTGCGGTCGAAAGCGAGCTGCCGAGAAACGCCGGTGCCAATTCCGTGCGCTACTTCCGCCGCCGCGTCGCCAAGTCCGACGACGTTGTGGAACTCTCGGAAGGCGTGCCGATCAGCACCTTCACCGAAGTCGACATGGAGTATGTCGATGTGAGCCTGAAGCAATACGGCGAGGCCGCGAAGATCACGGACATCGTGACCTACACGGACCTCTTCAACATGCTCCAGCAAAGCATCGAGGGGATGGCCGAGGACTGCGCCCTGCACGCCGACAAGACCATACGCAACGTGATCATCGCGGACATGCTCAACAGCGACAACGGGCACGAGCGCTTCGCCGGCGTAACGCCCACCGGAAACAGCAGCGCGGACTTCGGCACCTTCGACGCCCTGAGCGCCGCAAACGCGAAGTTCACCCGGCTGGCCGCCCTGGGAGCGAAGACGCAGCTGGCCCACCACACGGTGCGCGCGCCGAAGATCAACGGCAAATACGTCGCCCTGATCACGGCCACCAACGTGCACGACCTCACCCAGGACGACGATTGGCTCGAAGCCGCCAAATACAGCCGCCCGGACAAGCTCTACAAGGGCGAGATCGGCGAGCTGGACGGCGTGAAATACATCGAGCACGACAACCCGTTCGTCGAGGACGACACCTACGGCACCTTCGACGCCGCCGGGGACAACTACACCACGATGTTCCTCGGCCGCGGAGCCTTCGGTTGCCCGAAGCTCGCCGGGTCCAAGAGCCCGAAAAAGCCGCAGATCATCGTCAACGACAAGGCCGACAAGAGCGACCCGCTGAACCAGTTCATCACCGCAGGGTGGAAGAGCTACTGGAATGCCAAGACCCTGAACCCGAAGTTCCTGGTCCTGCTGCGCAGCAAGTCGACGTTCTCCTAAGCTCGTAATCGTTCTGCCATAAACGACCAACCCAAGGCCCGGCGGGGCCGATCCCCCGCCGGCGCCTTTTATCACACCACGAATTTTCACCGAAAATCACACCGACCATGAAGCCGAAATTCCACGTAAACCTCGACGCCATCGCCGCCCCCGGCGAGACGGAAAACGAGATGATTCCCCCCGCCGCCGGCGACCGTGTGCAGATCATGGTCGAAGGCCAGGTGACCGAAGTCCGCGACGGCATAGCAA